AGCAGAGCGGCTACTACAACGTCACCGCCACGCTGCTCTTCGGTGCCGCTGTCGGTCGCGCGACCTCGCTCAACCGCCTCACCACGGCCTAATCAGCCGCCGCAAGGCAAACAAACGAGGCTCCCAGCAATGGGGGCCTTTTTTGTGCCCCCTACCAATCCGGGCAAGTATAGGATGAGCCTCTACGGAACCGAGTTTCTCAATGACGCCAAAGAGATGGTGGCGGACTTCGGCGTGGCCGGGTCGGCCAACTCTGGGGCCATCACCTTCTCCTGCCTCATCTCCGACCCCGCCGTCTCGACCGTGCTCGAAGCAGGGGGGTATATGGAGCGGACCCAGTACTCGGTCAGGCTCCCCGCTGTAACGGCCTCCTGGACGAAGCCAGACGGGTCTACGGGGGCATCGGCGGCCCTACTGTCCTCGGGCTCCCCCATCGCCTCCCTCGCCCAGGGCAAGAAGATCGTGGCCGGCGGGAAGACCGTCCGCATCACGACCCAGACCTACAAGCCCGGTTCGGCTTGGGTCACGCTCGTCGTCATCGACGATAACCAGTAACAAGGCCGTGGTGTCGGTCAGCATCAGTCCGAAGTCTCAGGCTGAGTTCATCGCGGCCCTGCGTCAATTCGCGGCCAACACCGGGCAGACCATGCGGGACGCGGCGCTTGAACAAGCCGCCCTCGCCTGCCAAGACGCGGCGACCTTTACCCCTCCGCTGCCGAAGGGCGGAGGCCGTGGCCTATCCAAGGCGGCCCAAGTGGCGGGCGACAACGCCGTGGCTGGGGACATTAAGAAGATGTTCGTCGCGGCTAACGACCGTAACTCCAACTCCGCCGCCGCCCTCCTGACCAATCAGCTGGCCTACGCCACCAAGACCAACGACATCGGCCTGTTCAACAAGGTCATCGGTAAGGGCTCGCTTCAGGCGCTGAAGAACCTCCCGCCCATCATGCGTAAAATCGCGAACGACCGCGACTATGACCGGGCTTTCAAGAAGGCTAAGAACTACTTCAACACGACAAACCCTGTGATGACCGACTACGGCCAAGGGTTTGTCCAGGAGCTGCGTCCTCCGCATAACCGCATCAAGGGCAAGTTCGGAGGCCGCATCGGCAAGTCCGTCCGCCCGGTCAAACTCAAGATGCTCGTCGAGACCAAGTCCGATCTCGACCAATACATCCGCGACCGCCAAGCGATGGTCGGCATGATCAAGGCGGGCTGGGCCTCGGCCCTGCGCTCTTTGCCTAAGCCCGTTATCAACGGCGTCCCTAAGGACTTCGGCGTCAAACTTCTCAGCGTAGCCTGGATTAACCGGCACAACCGCGTGCTCGGTACCAACAAACTAACGGCCAACGATAAGGTCGTCGAGCTGAGCGTGACCAACACGCAGGGAAACGTTAACGGCATCGCTACCGATGCGGACGTTCTCGGCCTCGTCTACGCCAACCGCGTCAAGCAGATGAAGGCCCGCTTCGAGCGCCACATGAACAGCACCATCCAGCTAGCCAACCGCCGCTAACCACTTATGGGAACCAAATCCATCCGCCACATCGTAGAGGCCACCTTGGCCACCTACCTATCCACCCAGACCGGGCTGACCTCCGTGGCCTTGCTGACGGGCGACAGCGCCGCGACCCAGACCCTGCCCAAGGCCGTGGTCCTCTGCGAGTCGGCCCGCAGCCCTGCCGACCTCCCCGAGGGCGAAGGCAACTTCAGCTGCTCGGTCCGCATCACCCTGTTCTCGAACGCCGACGACACGACCCTCGCCGATCACCGCGCCCGCTGCGCCGCCCTGTCCGGCAATATGCGTGACCTAACCAGCATCAAGGCGGCCTTCGTGGCCTCGACCGACGCGGCCTGCTATGACGTCACCGTGGTCTCCGAAGACGAGGGTATCGACGAGCGCTCCTGGGCGACTTCCTTCTCGTTTGACGTGCTGGTGGTCCTGCCTGCCTGAGCCAATTCCAAAGCCTGCAATTACAAATGGCCGCCATCTCAAACGGAACCACCTGTATCTACGGAGTCGCGGGTGCTGTCACCAACCTCTTCGTCCAGAGCTACAGCCTCTCGTCCTCGTTCAACGCGGACGTCACGGTGGTCGACGAGACGGGCATCACCAAGACGCACCGCCTCGACGACCGCAAGTCCGAGATCACCATCGAAGGCATCGCCAAGACCTCGACCATGCCGGTGCTCGGCGCCGCCCTTTCCTTCACGGTGAACACCGCCTCCGCCTATCCGGCTGGCTCTGCTTCCGTTTCCTTTGTCGGCACCATCACCAAGATTGACGACAAGGGCTCGAACAAGGGCTTCACCGCCGTCACGATCACGGCGATTGATTACGAAGGCATCACGCCTGCCTAATTGACACCCCCGAAAAGGGGGGCAGTCTAGAGGACAGTGGACCGTCGCTTCCTCAACGCCTACGTCGACCCGGCTCCTTTCAGGATTCTGGGTCGAACTCTTTACCCCTGGTGTCTGAAGTATCGGGTGCGTCTGATGGCCTTCGACTCCCCGCTGGTCACCGGCTCCCGCGGCATCACCCCCGCCGACCTTATCTTCGCCTGCCAAGTGTGCGCCGAGGAGCAGCTGGGCGAGATTGGCTGGAGGGACCAACTGCGTATCCTGCACCTAGGCCGCAGGCCGGAAAAGTTTGAACGCCTAGTCGAAGCCTTCGCCGGTTATATCCTCGTCCAGGACTGGCCGAAGTTCTGGGAGCAGACCAAAACCAAGTCAGGGGGCGGCCACAAGGGGGTGCCTTGGCCGCTGTCCATCGTGGCCAACCTGATTGCGTCTGGCATCCCTGAGCAGCGCGCTTGGGAGATGCCGGAGTGTCAGGCCATCTGGCTTAACTCCGCTCTGGCTATCCGCAAGGGTGCGGACGTGGCGATCATGTCGCCAGAGGAAGAAGCCTTCATGGCCGAAGAGGAAGCCAAGGATGCCGCCGCGGCTGCTTCCAATCCTGCAAAGGAAAGCACCCCCTGACATGGCCCAAGACCTGACAGTCAACATCAAGACGACCTCCGACGTCCCGCAGGCCATGGACAAGGCCAAGTCCGCCACCGTGTCCTTTGGCAAACAGGTCGAGGACATCCAGAAGAAGTTCAGCACGGCGTTCAAGGACGTGTTTCTGTCCTTCCTTGGACCGATGGCGCTGCTGGGATTAGCTATTAACTACATCGGGAAACTTATTGATGATAATCGAAAGAAGCATGATGATGCCAATCAGGCAGCCATTGACGGAACCAACGAGCTGATGTCCGCCGAGGACAGGTATTACGCCAACAAAAGGAACAACGAAAAGAAGGCCAAAGAAACCGTCGAGGAAGCAAAGACCAGCCGAGAGGACGTTACAAAAAGCTTCTTAACAACCGATCCTCGTGGCCGAAAAATGCTTTTTGAGTTTGCAGAAGAACAGCGGAAACTTGGCACCAATAAGTACGGACCTGGCTATGCCTCTGAAGACAAGGCTATGCAGGAAAGGGTTCAGAAACTTATCGCAGAGGACGCTAGGAAAAACCCTGAAGCAGGCATTAAACCAACAACTGCGAAGGACTTCAAAGGCCCCGAAGGCTTCGGCAACGTGATCGGCGTCGGACCTAACCCGGTCATGGAGGCCATGAACGCCCAGCTCGAAGAGCAGCAGAAGCAGACCGCCCTGCTTGAGAAGATCGCCAACCCTGCTGGCGGGGTGCAGACCGACTTTACCAAAACTCCCGAATCCAAATAAACCATGGCACGCGTCGACCAAGGCAACACACTAGCGGCTGTCGTCCTTCAGCCAGGGGCGAAGTTCCAAGAGGACGGCTACGGTCTGACCACCGGCACCTGCGTCTTCAAGGCAGACCGCACGGCGTCCGTCGGCAGCACGATCAACCGAGGCTCCGCCTGCCCGGTAGGCGCTTACTCCTACTGCAAGGCCCACCGCTTCAGCGTCACCTTTGACGCCCTCGGCGTTGCGACCTATACTGTTGACTATGTAGGCATCGACCCAGCGGGTGGATCCGTATCTACCGAACCACAGATCACCGGCTCGCAGGGCCTGACCTCTGAGCACATCACTACCCACCCCAACTGGGCTGAATTGTACGGCGCTGGAGGATTCACTGGCACGCCCATCGCCGGCGTCGGCACGGGCGGAACGATTGACGTTCCCAAGTACGCTGCTGTCTCTGGAACTAATCCTCCTGAATACGAAGGTAACAACGGAGCTACCTTTGAGGCTGAGACTGGTCGCAAATTCCTAGGTTTTAAAAAGGCAAAGTTCAAGGACTTCTACGGCAAGACCAATTACCTTGCCCCGCAGTGCTCAATCTCTGGTGTCTTTTACACGACAAGTCAGACCATGGTGAATAACCACCGTAACGCCGTCGGAAAGACTTCGGGTAACGGTACGTTCGTATCTTCAAAACAACTAGTCCCTGACTATATGGGCAGCACCTTCACAATCGGCGGAAAGAACCAACTGCTCCTTGCCCAGGTATCCTTCGAAGACTTCGGCCTGCTTTACAAGGTGCAGTACGAACTGCGCTTCAACCGCGAGGGCTACAATGCTTCGGTCTACGCACCCGCCTGATGAAGATTCAACCCGGAGTCGGCTACACCTTCGACTCGTCCTCAAAGGGCTTCACCCTGGACACGTCTGATCCGTTCCCTAGTCGGGATGGGGATGCGTCTAGCCCATGTCCTTTTACCATCGTCGATAGAAGCGAAAGCACGACGTACAAGTTCAGCTGCACACCCGGAATGGTCAACTCGGTCATTCCGCAGATCGGCATTTCACCAGACCCTACCAAGCGCCTGGACTACAGCCCGACCCCGACGACGACCTTCAACTTCGACACGCTCACCGGTTATTCGTATATCTACCTCAAAGTCTCGGCCGACTACTCGACGCCGCCTACGCTCTACCCGGTCACCGATCAGACGGACATCCTCTATCCGCGCATCATCTCCAACAGCGTGCAGCAGGCGGCTACGGACGACTCGTCCTTTTTCCTTCTGGCGGTCGCTTATCAAGACCCTTCTGCCACGCCCCCTAAGCCGATTACAATCACGCAGCTGACTTGCGGCTCCCAGTGGTCTGACCGCATCAAGGTCGGCACATCTACCGCGAAGTACTTCTTCGCCCGAGTCTAATGCCTCTGCCTCCGCTGACCAAGGACTACATAACGGTCGGAGGTACGCAGGTTTTCTCCAGCACGGTTTTTACTTGGGGTCAGGTACGATCGCCAGTCTATGCTGCGCAACATACATCGGGCGGATTCACTTGGAGCAACTCTACCCACGCTTACGACTATTACAAATTCGGGCCGTCCGCCGCTATTCGCGCAGTCGACTCCCAAGGTCGCCTTTTCCGCGGGACTCCTTTTGCGGCTCCTGGTTACAACGATTACTTTGACTCCTCCGGGCAGGAGCGTTTTTTCTTCGGATCGCTAGATGTCATCCCGGGCGTCGGAACTGGATTTGATAAGGATTATGAGTCTGAAATCCTTCTCGGGGCAGTCTATGTCGGGGCATCGGTAACGGTCACGGTCGCAGCTGACGCCTTTGACGGCTCAGACCCTGAAGGACAAGCCATTGGGACAACGGCTCAAGGCGACGTTACCTCGGTTACCTTGGCATTCTGAGCCCCCTTCCAATCGGGGCAAGTTTAAGACCCGATGAGCTGCCCAAATCAAGTAACCGTCTCGAGGGGCAACACCTTCGCCTGCGTATTCTCGTGGACTCCTGGCGCCTCGGGTCCGGCTAACCTGCTCACGACCACGATCACCTCGACCTTCGAGGACAAGCAGTTCAACCAATACGCGATGACCATCACCAAGGCTGGCGACGGATTGTCCTTCACGGTGGCCTATACCGGCTCGACGGCGGACTGGGCCATCGGGGTCGGTCGCTGGGACATCAAGTTCGCCTTCTCCGGCTCGAGCATCAGCCGCTCCGAAATCTTCCGCGTCAACGTCATCGACTCCGTCACGGTCTAAGCCATGCCCGACGCGATCATCACGTCCACGGCCTCGACCTTCGGGACCATCACCGGCACGTTCGCCGCGGACCAGTCGACCATCACCGGCACGGTCACGGGCATCATCACGGGCACCCTGACGGGCAGCGTCGGGGTTCCCGGCCCTGCTGGCCCTGCGGGTATCGGCCTGCCTGCTGGCGGCACCTCTGGTCAGTTCCTCCAGAAGACCTCGGGCGTCGATTACGCGACCGACTGGGTGACGGTCAACCTGACGGGCTTGGCTACCGAGTCTTGGGTGACCGCTGGCTTCTATCCCCTGACGGGTAACCCTTCTGGCTTCCTCACGGCTTCGGCGCTGACGCCCTACCTTACCTCCGCCACGGCGGCCTCGACCTACCAGACTCTGGCGGGGATGTCGACCTACCTGACCAAGGCGGACAACCTCGGCAGCCTGACCAACTTCGCCACGGCCCGCGACAACCTCGGACTCGGCTCCCTTAGCACGCCGACCTTTGCGGGCGTCAATGTCCCCGGCTCTGGCACCAGCGTCTCGAACCTCGGCGCCACCTCCCTGACCATCAACCAGCAGGGGTCGGGACAGTTCACGATCCAGCCTTCTCAGGGCATTGTCTTCCCTGACGCGTCGGTCCAGACCACGGCCTTCACCACCGCCCAACTGACGGCCTACCTCGTCAAGGCATCGAACCTTAGCGACCTGACTTCTGCCTCTAGCGCTCGCACGAACCTCGGCCTCGGCTCCCTGGCTCTCGTCAATGACGCCCCCTCGGACGGCTCGCAGTATGCCCGCAAGAACGGCGCTTGGGATGTGGTCTCGGTTCCAGCGTCCTACATCACCAGCGTCTCTTCGCCCCTGTCGGTCACGACCGGCAACCTGTCGATTGACCTGTCGGCTTACGCCCCGCTCGCCTCCCCGGCCTTCACGGGTAACCCGACCGCCCCGACGGCGACCTTCGGCGATAACGACACCTCCCTCGCGACGACCGCCTTCGTGCAGTCCGCCCTTGCTGGCGGCACGGCAGTCGCCCGAAACCTCGAGGTCGAAGTCCGCAACCAGACCGGCTCGACGATCGCGGCTGGCTCCATCGTCTACATCTCCGGCGCCACGGGCAACAAGCCCCTGATCACGCTGGCCCAGGCTAACAACGACGCGAACTCCGCCCAGACCATCGGCTTCGTCAAGACGGCCATCGCCAACAACGGCA